CTATGGTGCAGTAAAGGTCAGAACAGTTGATGGTGCAGGCGGTGATGTCAGAACACTTCAAGTTGAAGTCAATTCTGACAATTACAAAGCAATTCTTGAACTGTTCAAAAAGGCAATCATTGAAAATGCTATGGGTTATGATGCCAAGGATGACAGGATGTCAGGAAATCCAAATCAGATGAACATTCAATCAATGTATTCTGACATTGACCTGGATGCAAATGGAATGGAAACTGAATATCAGGCATCTTTTGAAGAACTGTTGTGGTTTATCAATTGTCATCTGTTCAATGTTGGTATGGGTGACTATGAACAGGAAGATGTGGAAATCATATTCAACAGGGATATGATGCTGAATGAAGGTGAAGTCATTGACAACATCAGCAAGTCTGTTGGAATCATCAGTGATGAAACCCTTGTTGCACAGCATCCATGGGTTGATGATGTTCAGGCAGAACTTGACAGACTGGAAGAACAGAAAAAGAAAAACATGGAAGAATATGGGCTTGGATTCAATCCTGGTCAGAATGTTCCACCTGATGACCCAGGCGGTGAAGAAGGTGCAGGTGATGAATAATGGCAAAGAAATCATCTGCATACTGGCAGAAACGATTTTCAGCACTTGAAAATGCACAAAATCAGTATGGACAGAACACCTTCCATCAGATTGAACCTGCTTTTGATAAAGCAGAAAGACAGATTCAAGCACAGATTGAAGCCTGGTATGCAAGATATGCTTCCAACAATGGAATCACACTGGCAGAAGCAAGAAAACAGTTGTCTGCTGCTGAACTAAAAGAATTGCAATGGGATGTCCAGGAATACATCAAGTATGGACAGGAAAATGCAATGAATCAGCAGTGGATGAAAGAACTTGAAAATGCATCAGCAAGATTCCACATCAGCAGACTGGAAGCCTTGAAACTTCGGACACAGCAATCATTGGAAGTTGCTTTTGGCAATGAACTTGATTCCTTGGATGGTATGGTCAAAAGACTTTATCAGTCAGGATATTATCACACATGTTTTGAAGTGCAGAAGGGTTTCAATATTGGTTGGGAAATCGGTCAGATTGATGAAAGGAAGCTGCAAAAGGTCATCAGTAAACCTTGGGCAGCAGATGGAAAGACCTTTTCAGACAGGGTGTGGCAATCAAAGACCACAATGGTCAATGAACTGCATCAGCAGATGACAAGGACAATCATTCAGGGGAAAGCACCTGATGAAGCAATCAAGTCCATGACCAAATATCTGCAAAACAAGACCAAGAATGCAAAATACAATGCAGGAAGACTTGTGATGACTGAACAGGCATTCATCAGTTCTGCTGCACGAAAGGATGCATTCAATGACCTGGATGTTGAAGAATTTGAGATTGTCGCAACACTGGACAGTCACACTTCTGATATATGCAGGGAAATGGATGGAAAGCACTTCCCTATGAAGGATTTTCAACCAGGTGTCACTGCACCACCTTTTCATGTATGGTGCAGGTCAACAACTGTTCCATACTTTGATGATGAATGGGGCAGAAGCGGTGAAAGAGCAGCAAGGGGTGAAGATGGTAAAACATATTATGTTCCTGCTGATATGACATATCCTGAATGGGAAAAGGCAATGGTTGATGGTCATACAGATGATTTGAAACCTGCTGTTCCTGATGGTATAATTAAATCAAAGAAGGAAACAATTCAAACCCTTGATAAACTGAAACAGTCAGGAATTCCTGAATCTGAATATGATGAATATTTAGGAATTATAAACAATCATGAAAATCCTGGCATCATAAAGTTGTATAAACATCATGCGGATGAAATAACAAAAGTTAAAAAGACAAACAGTGGTTCATATTCACCTGTTGATAAATCACTGGTGTTTGATTATCCAAAATATGATGACATGAACAAATATGGAACACTGGCACATGAATATGGTCATTTCTTTGATGCAGAAGTCAAATATGAAGGATTGCATTTCAATGAAATTCAAGCAGTTCAGAATGCAACTGGATTAAATGCAGCATTCAAAGAAGTTGCAAGTTCCAGTGATGAATTTCTTGCAGCAATCAGAAAAGACAAAGAACATATTAGAAGTATTTATACAACAGAAGCAAAAGCAGATTTAATTGCACATAATGCAAGCAGTGGTGTTCAAGATGCAATTGATGGTTTATTCCCAAAATCAAGAATTAGATGGGGGCATGGTGAACGATATTATAATCGTAAATATGCAGACATTGAATTCATGGATAAACTGTCATCAGTAACTTCAAGAAAAAAGAAATTGCAACAGGTTTATAAAGATTTAGGACTTGATGCAAGCAATCAAGCAAAAGTAAAAACAATTTGCAGACAATATGAAGCTGCATCAGAAGCATGGGCAAACATTATGAGTGCAGAAGTTTGCGGTGGTGAAGCATTGGAATATGTGAAAAAGTACCTTCCAAACAGTTATGCTGCAATGCTTGATATTTTGAAAGGGGTGAAGTAAATGAATGAACTTGACAAAGCACTGGAACTTTATGAACAGACATTTGATGATTCATTCCCTATGTTTTCTATGATGACAAAACCACCTGATGAAGTGGTGGACATCATCAATAAATGTGTTTCTGCAAAGAAAGATGTTTATGACATGGGTTATTTATCTTTGAATGATGATACTATGTATTAGTATCTTGAAAAGCACCTGAAAGGGTGCTTTTTTAATGCGTTAAAATATCAGACCTATTGAAAAATTTATGAAGAAGAAAATGTGCAGAGGTGACACAGAAGTAACTTCCTTTCAATGGGTCTGATTTTTATTGACCTGGTGGAAGTCGAAAAAAGACACATTCAACAACAAATCTGATGCTGAAAGAACAGCGAAAACAAACTGAAAGGATGGTTTTGAACATGAAAAGAAAGTTTTTGGAAGACATGGGTTTAGAGAAGGAACAGGTTGACAAGATTCTTGATGAAAACAGTCAGGATATTGGAAAGGCAAAGGGTGATTCTGAAAAGATTCAGAAAGACCTGGATGCAGCAAATGCAGAAGTTGAATCCTTAAAGGGTCAGATTTCTGATAGAGATAAACAGCTTGAAACTTTGAAGAATTCCACAGGTGATGTTGAAGGAATGAAACAGGAAATTGCAAAATTACAGGCTGACAACAAAGCAAAAGATGATGCACATGCTGCTGAAATTAAGCAGCTTAAAATTGATGCTGCAATAGATTCTGCACTGACTGGTGCAAAGGCAAAGAATAACACTGCTGTCAAGGCACTTCTGAAAGACCTGGACAAGGCTGAACTTGCAGAAGATGGCACAATCAAGGGTCTTGCAGAACAGATTGAAGCATTGCAGAAGTCTGATGCTTATTTATTCGACACCACAACCAAAAAGCAGACCCAGGTGAAGGGTGCAAAACCTGGTGAATCAGGAAATGAAGATGGTGACCATGGGGTTGACACATCCAAAATGACCTATTCAGAACTTGCTGCTTATATGGCAGAACACCCTGATGCAAAAATTGATTAAATTTTAAGAAAGGAAAAGGTGAAACAAAATGGCAAAATTTGATTCCAAAAGTTTCAATCCCCAGGCATTCGGTGCTTATGTGAACCGAATTCCTAATGTAACTAAAAACGAACTTGCAAAGAGTGGTGCAGTCGGTTCTAATGAGCAGGCAAAGGCAGCACTTGCAAATCAGACTGGTTCTCTTTATGCAAGAGTTCCTTACTTTGGCAGAATTGATGGTTCTACCAGTCAGAACAATGATGGTGGAACTGATATTGTAAGCACAAGCACAACTACTTATGAGCAGGGTTTTGTTGTGGCAAGTAGAATGGATTCTTGGACTGAAAGAAGTTTCAGCAAGAATATCACAGCAGGTGTTGACTTCATGGATAATGTTGCAGCACAGATTGCTGATTACAAGATGGATGTCAGACAGGCAATGCTGCTTGCAATCTTAAAGGGTGTATTCAGCATGTCCACAACTGGTTCAACTGTCGCTGCAAAGGCTGCAAAGGAATTCCTTGATAAGCATGTTTATAACATCACTACAAACACTGGTAATGATGCATTTGTTGGTGCTACAACTCTTAACAAGGCAATTCAGAAAGCAAGTGGTGACAACAAGAACATCTTCAAACTTGTTATCATGCACAGTGAGGTTGCAACAAACCTTGAAAACATGAAGCTGTTAAAGTATATGACTTATACTGATGCAGATGGTATTGAAAGAGAACTTGCACTTGCAACTTGGAATGGCAGAACTGTCCTTGTTGATGACAACATGCCAACAGAAGATGTTGCAAAGGCAGGTGATGTGGAAGCATACACTGCTTACACAACTTATGTCCTTGGTGAAGGTGCAATCATCCTTGATGACATTGGTGATGCAGTTCCTTATGAAATGAGCCGTGACCCTAAGACAAATGGTGGTCAGGACACACTTTATGTGCGTGACAGATACATTTGTGGTGTTGATGGTATTTCCTTTGAGAAGCCTGCAACAATCACTGCATCTGCATCCAACACAGACCTTGAAACTGGTGCAAACTGGAATATCATCAATGATGGCACAAAGGCAATTCCACACAAGGCAATTGCTATTGCAAAGATTGAGATCGGAAGAGCGTCGTGTAGGGAAAGAGTGTAGATCTCGGTGG